CTTAAATACAAGTTAAGAATTTTATAAAAAGATACAACTTTTTTTAGAGAAAAGGGTTTTATCATTAATATTTTTCCAATATGTTATAAGCAGAATTATTCTCAATGTCGCTAACTAGTTAACTTTTACTGAGCCTTAACACAAACTCCAACATGAACACTGCTATCGATCATATGAGCTGTGCATCCAGATAAATAAAACTATACAGCACGGTCTATCTCTCTTTGTTAACATCCCCCTACTTCACGACAATAAGAAGGGAAAGATTTGGCAACACCATATATAACAATAGGCTGCCCGACCACTGGTGGCGGTCAAGTAATTTCTGGAAACAGTATGTTTCTAATTGACGGTATTCCCGTCGCCTGCGTTGGCGATAAAGCAACATGCCCAACTCATAAAGTCGTTGCGACAATTGTCTCAGGTGATCCATACATGCAAATTTTTGGTAAGGCTGCTGCCCGAGTGAATGATTCACTTTCATGTGGCTGTAAATTACTGCCTCAACAAAACTTAGTTGTGCAAGACAATGGCGGTGGAAGTGCATCTTCTGCAGCTAAATCCACTCCAGCTCCAATGTCTCAACAAGCAACAACAGACAGCTTTGTAAAAGATGAGTACGAGAATTACTACATAGAGAACACTAAAACCACAATGGTTCCGTTTAAACCATGGCTATATCCATACGATCAAGATAAAGCAACGTTATTCGGTTTAGCTATGCAGACTATGTCCGGTGCTTGTACATTTGAAGTTTCATATAAAGTTGAAAAACAAAATCTATTCGTGACTGCAACTTTACTACCCCCTGCTTTAAAAGGGGATGCAACAATTTACCCTCAAGCTGCATTGCGTCTGTTTAAAGACAAAAAGCAGATAGGTGATGTTGTGAGATTGAAAGTAGAAAAGGGATATTGGAATACGGAAAATGATAGGCAACCTGTCGGTAGTTGCGAAATTAAACTACCTCCCCCAGACTTATCAGTAATCACAGTTCAATTGACAATGAAATATGATGCCAAGTTTGATGGTGGAACAGTTGTTACAAATCCACCTCATGTAGTGCATGAATTTACAATTACATCAGCAGCAAGAAGGAAGAAATGAGAAAGACACTTACCTTAATTATTCTTGGCACAGCACTTCTGGGTGGGTGTAGTAAAGCTTCTGAAAGCACAGATCAGTCGGCGGCAAAAGCTGAAACACCAGCGCCTAAAAAACTATCTGCTAGAGACCAGCAGATTTTGGAAAAACATAATGAATACGTGCAAAAGTATTCTCTTGAAAGCCCAGATGTTCTAAAAAAACGAATGCAAGAGTTATTGCCTGAAATCAACACAATGGAAGATCAGGGCAAGCGAGAAATGCTTCAAATGAATGTATACTTAGCTGCACAGATGTATGATGAAGCATTGGCTTTAAATGAGAAACAAATTGCAAGAAAGCCTGAAAATCCTGCTTTGTATCTAGCTAAATGCCAAATCTTTACTATGCAACAAAAAGATAAGCAAACAATTAATCAATGCTTTGATACAGCAGCAACAGTTCTAAAAACAGCATTAGATAAACCAGAAAACAAGACGGAACCTGACTATAAGCAAGGCGAGTTTTCATACTTACTTGCTAAGTACAAAGCTGGTCATCTGGAATACAAAGAGAAAATGCAAAAGTTCATCGCGGATACGCAAGATGAAAAACTGAAGAACGCATTCAAAACAATTTATGATGCAGAAGTTCAAAACTGAATTCAAAAAGCCCTGATCATTCAGGGCTTTTTTTAAATCGCTTTAACGCAAATTGTGACATTTACATTGCTATTGATCGAATGTGCTGTGCATCCTGAAAATAAAATGCACAGCAATGTGATTGTGAAAGCTATCTTTGAATGTCTGCAATGAAAGAATTTCATATAACAACCCGATTGGCGATCCAGCCATAGAAAAACTGTTCTTGGCTTTTATTGCGTTCACAGATTTCAATGTAACGTTGGCCTTGCATAATATTCAGAACTCGCACCAGAACCTTCTCACCTTCTTTCCCGCGTTTTGCCAGATATGTTTTTAGAGCACCTAAAGTGTTAGAACCATAAATGCCATCAACCTTCAAGTCTGCATACCCGGCTTTACCTTGGTTGTTAAGCAAGTTCAATGCTCGTTGTAATAGAGGCTTTGCAAAAGCTACACCACAGTTCACACCAGTATCTAAAAGCTCTTCTGCCACCATGGAACTAACAGTATTTACTTGGTCAAATCGTGGAGCTGTCCAATAGTTTTTGCGGTAAATTGCTTTGGCCACATCAAGCGGTAAATCTCGCATATTGCCCTTAAAACCATTTGTACGTGCTACCGCTTCAGTAATACCGTATTTGGTAGCCCCCCCTCGATCGGCTGGGTTGTTTACATATCCACCTTCACGTTTAATTAACTCATCAAGATATTGTTCAATATTCATCTCACTTTCCTTTAGATACAAAAAAACCGCCCGAAGGCGGCATTAGCTGTTTTCAATGTCTTTTCTGGCTTTCTTAAACTCTTTGATCACTTCAACGATCGTTTTACCTTCCTGTTTGTCAATGAAATTAAAGATCCAACGGACTAAAGCCCAACCGGGTAAACCACAAACAAAGAAGAACCCACCAAGTGCAATCATCCCCCATACATCAGTAACCCATTCATGAAGCCCCCACTTCACAATAATGAATGAGCCACCAGCAAGGCTTGAAACAACCGTACAGATCAAACCTACTGCCCACTCTTGAGGTGAGCGTGGCATACGAGTCATTAATACAACTGCTGCAACCAAACAGACTGCTAAAGTCACCATGATTGCAATCCCATATAATTTTAAAAGTGCTGTAAAACCGCTAGTGGAAACTGGTTCCATAAATTTCTCCAGATATTTTTAGACAATAAAAAAGCACCCGAATTGGGTGCTCAAAGTTCTTATAAGGTTTAAAGGGTTTGTAAGATTTTCCCTCCATTAATCAATTGAGTTGTCAGTGGTGCAACTCCCACAATTGCAGGTCCACCCGGCCCCGGCTGGCCTTCAGTTGTGCCATGGTATTGCCAGTTCCATGTTCCATCATTGGTAGACTTGGTACCACGTTGGCCCCAGTTTCCGCCATCGCCTGATAATGGAGATCCATAACGGTCATTTTGGGTTCGGTAACCTTTACCGGGTACAGAAGCTTCGGCATCAGTGATTTTTAGGACATTGAAGTAGCTTCCAAAATACCAGCGCCAATCTTGTGAGTCGCTTGAAATTGGCTGGCCTGTCATGACCCGTCCAAATGGCGCACCAGCTCCACCCGGAATACCTTGAACACCATAAGACAATCCCGTATAAATACCACTTGGTGTTGCGCCGCCACCAGATCCGCCTCGAGCCAGAGTTCCACCATCAATAATCAGGTTTAGTTTACTGTGCCGGTTTAATAGACCGGGTGCTCCCTGAAAACCATCACGACGGGTTTTGGTAAAGTTGTAATCCGGATCGGTAGACCATGCACCAAATGCCAAATGTGGCAATCCTCCATCACCACCTCGTCCAACAACAGCACCTTTAATAGTCAAATTTACCACGAGATCAGGTGGGAACTCACCAGTATCAATAGCAGGTAATTCTGATGCAGCTGGAACGATATACTCTCGTTTTGCAGGACTAGAGTTATAGTCGAATTTATAGACAAATCTGGTTTCCGGTCGATAAGAACTTGAACTTGAAACTAGTGCACCTGCTTCAACTACAAAACTGATTTCTCCAGTCGTTGGCAAATCCCCTCTTTGCATCTGATATAAACGTGCCAGATTAATATCCAGCTGGTCATATCGAATGTAAATCGGTGAATCATCAACCGGCACATCAATAAAGTCCTTGTCATTGAGGTAATAACGTTCATCGTAATTAATTGCAGTAATGGTATTAGAGAACTGGTCAGCCGGTTCTCTTTTTGCAACCAGATAAGGCAGTGAGCCTTTGGTATCGTCATTAACTACGGTGTAGATAGTATTCACAAAGTCATCGGGACTAAGCTTTAAGGCCCCGTTCGGTAAACGCCCTAAAACTACTTTGTTCTTGGCTGAACCCGGCGTAACGGGAATCAGGTCCACGGTACCATCCCCCATTTGCAGATAGATCACATAGCTCTTGCCTGCAATGAAATCGACATCATGGCTTAGGGTGAGAATTAAACCTTCTTGCTGTACCACCTCGCCGCTTTGATGAATACCATTGCGATAATCCGCTACAGCAATCCGGTCACGTAAAACCAGTAATTCTGATTCTGGTGCCGCATCAAAGGTAATGGATTTGCGCTGGAAGCGAAGCTTGTTCCAAAGCCGGTACGCATTAAAATGAGCTTGCCACTTGTTACGCACACCTACAGATTTCACCTCTTTGGGGTTCTTGGCCCCTTTATCCGGTAGATAGATATTGATACGACTATCGTCGGCCGGATCCGTGTATTCATAGATCAGTCCATCGTAGTCATCCATCACGCCAAAGGTAAGATCATGCTTGTAACTATCAGGAATAATATTCCTGAAGTTAAATAGCATTACCGAGTTATCAGTTGGACGTTCAAAATAAAGCTTGAGCTTATTATTTTGACGATATGCAGTACAAAACACGGCATCACAAAGATTGGTGACCAGCTCTTCAAAAGACAGGTTTGTATCATCAATCGTAGTACAGAACTCAGCCGCAAGTGGTGTACCAAAATAATCAACTACATCGTTATAAGTCCGATAGATATTTTCCAGATCTATTTCGTCGATCGTACGGCGGCCTATCTTGTCATCCAGTGCCATTGAAACCAATGCATCAGCAAAGCTTGATGTTGGAAATAGCTCTGTCGTCATTGCGCCGTTTTTAAAAGTCGGTAACATCCGCTGAAGATCAAAATTGATCTTGCGGGACTTAACAGATAAAGCTCCAGTGGTTGCATAAGTGCGCGCACGAAAAACCGTTTCATGTTCATACACTGTGCTTTGCAAAGGATAAGCACCATAAAGCGCCTGCCACTTTACTTCATCTACTACCGTTGTAACCGCCGGTGTTGGTGTTAAACGACGTGCACGGACACTACAGCGACCTTGAAATGTCACCATATCCAGCGTTGCGCCAACTGTCTGACGTGACTTTGCCGAACCCTTTAGAATGATCTGCTTTAGCATTGGATTACCAATGGCTGCACCCGATTCATTTACCGGCGTTACTTCTACTTCAATCGTGACGTTTACAGCTCCCTGATTTCCACCTGAAGAAACTGTGTAAAGTCCATTTGTGGCCACAAAGTTACATAGCACCCGACTTCGTTCGACATTGTCCAGAATGAATGGACCAATCCACTTTTCACCTATTGAACTGATCTTTGGTGATAAAGCTGCTGTTTGCTGGTTATTTAACTCTTTAAGCTTTAACCAGTTAGCATTAACGGCCGCCGGATTTGATAACGTCATTCGATCATCAGCTACCGATAGAACACTGTAAGTGCCGTTTAAATCATAAGTCTGGCCGTTAAACGTGAATGAGGCATTCGTGATTTCTACGCGGTCATTACTTACAAACTTAGTGGTTAAATCTGTGTTGTTTGCCGTTGCCCGAAGAATCTCGTTTGGATATGCAAAATGAAGGTAGTTCGTACCTTCTAAAGATTGTGTATCAGCAGGACGTAAAACTTGGCCATTAACAGAAGTTTGATGCTGAACTGTTAGTGGCGGCGTGGTAATTTCGGTACCAAGCGAGAAATATGGCTCACCTGAAACAATATCTACACCTGGTCGAAAGACTTCTACCGATGCGCCGGCAATATCAACAATGTTGGTTTCACCGTCATATGCACCGTTAATTTTATAGTGACCACGACCAATACAACCAACAACATGCTCTACTTCGACATTGTTTTCATATACCTTGTAAGGCACAGTAATCAGATCAGGGGTATCGTGAGCGGCACCATAAATATCTGCGATACGACCATTTACGCGAGTTTTATTTTCACGGTTTGATAATTCGTTATTTGCAGACGAGGATTGATTGTTATTCTGGTTGGTTTGGGTAATTGAGGGCACAGGCATTAATAATGCAACAGCCACACCCATAACTATAGAAGCAACCGCTATCCAAGCTAGAGTTATGGGGTCTATACCCTTGGGATTCTCAATTACAATGAAAGTGCCTGGCAAGAAATCGAGCTGCTTTAATTCATATGCATTCTTCGGTGTGACTTCATTCGCAAATGAAATTTCCGCATGATCCATATTGCTTATGGTATGAAAAATACGGACATGCTCAGGCATATGGTCATATTTTGAAGTAAGCCATTGACCCAAAGTTTCAGCGTGTTCAATTGTTTTGTCTTCGGATAAAGGGTCTTGTTTATAAATAATCTTAATCATAGAAACTCACACGATTAAATCCAAATGCTTGAACGACTTGAATTGGCATCCATGAAACGCCTGATTCCTGCAAATGCAAAATACGCCCCAAACGAAAAAGCCCCACATGTGGGGGCTTGTTTCGGTATCTAGAGTGAAAGGCGACTATGCAGCCTTCCTTGGGCATGGGCAATGGATTTAGTAACTTCAATCTTGATGGCAGAAATACCTTCTCTTTGACGGGCTTCATAAAAAACTCAAGCGCCTCTCCTCGATCAATATCATATAGATCCATTGCAGCTTCATGCGCGAAGTGAACACAGTTGTAGTGTTCCTCGTCATATTGCTTATCGAGCAAATGATCGTGACTCTTCATATAGCCCCCTTCAAACCACTAAAACGATCAAGCGAAAAGATATCTCCAGTCTTCGCAGTATTTAATCTTGGTGATTCAGCCTTGAATGTCACAGCTTTATGGTTCATTGCAACACTGGAGAGTTGCAGTCCGAGTAAATAAAACATTGGAGAATTCAGATTGTCTGAACTGTAAATCCGGTAATTTACTGTTGGCTTTACATCGGGATATTGGCCTTCGATTACCCGTTCAAACTCATCCGGCATTACATCACCTAAACCAGATATAGAGACTGTTAATGTCTGGTCCAGATCACCCAGCATTCCGGATCTTTGAATTGTCATAGGCAGGTATTCATAAAGCACCTGCCCTTCACCTTCATTGTGCTGAACATACACCCCTCGGTCATCATTACGGACTACCCGGTAAGTATTCATAAAAGAAGGGTGTGAGAGTTCAATACATTCCAGTTGATAAATATCAACTTTTCGATTGAAAAAGAATTCGGCGTATTCGTTATCCATCAGACCTCCCAATCTTTAATTAATGCTATATCTGCAGCAAGGTTAGGCTGGTTTTGAACAACTTCGAGTTGTGCATTTACCCGGTAAAGGTTGCCGTTCACCTCATTGGTCTTGAACGAGTTCGGAATGAAGTTACACAGGTATTGCTGACGTGTTCCCTGATCAATCACCAGATCCGCATAAAATGAGGCTGGTTTATTCTGGTAGACCCGCCAGAACGCCATCATTTTATTGAAATCGGTTTTACTTAAATTCCAGTTCACATCAACAATGTGGCTATTACGTTTTACATCGATGTAATAGCGTCCTCGTCCACCATCCATCTGCTGACGTTTCACATCATCACCTGGTGTTACGCCATAGCCGCTGGTCTGGGGATTTAGCTTTAACTTGTACATAACTTTCCTTCAGGCAATAAAAAACCGACCTTTAATTAGGTCGGTTTCTATGATTTTAACGCTAGTATTATGGTATCTAACTTCCATATTAAGATGGGGATGGAGATCATTAATACTGATTTACCTACATCCCACCAAGTATATTTATCATTCATCGAACTACCTCTATCAACTTTGCAAAAGCATTAATAATGTTCGAAAACTGCCAAAGAAAAATTCCCAATAAGATAGATCCTGTTACTTTTACAAAACCATATTTTTCCATAGTTGCCTCTACATATTTTAAAATCACTGCTATAATTTCAGGCATAGTAATACTTCTCCTTAACTTTGCTCGGTTGAGTTGAATTGAAAACCTCAGTGCGCCAACACTGGGGTTTTTGCTTTTTTAAGTGCCCTTATTGTTTCATTTCAAAAAAATGTCATTTATTCATTTTTCCTACTATGGAAAACATAGGCATAAAAAAACCACCCGAAGGTGGTCCTTTCATAATATTGGCTGTCAATAGGCTTTAGAAGAGACTAGGTGTTGACACTGTCAACAGCTCTTCTCTCTTATACCGGCATCTTTAAACGGTTTTACTTACACTCCATTAACATTACTCTCCTTATACCTGTAACTTTAAAACTATCGATTCCGTCTTGCTGTCGTATTCTCAGTCAAAGACCGACTAATAGTTGAGTTTGGATTACCGATTTGATCACTAACAAGCTTCGGTACCGTTCTTGGAAGCTGCTTATCCAATTCATCTTTAACAATGATCCGGACTGTTTGCTCATCCAGTTGTTCGGCTTCAACTGTCGCTCCACTCACCTGATTAATCACTTCAATTTTGAAATTGATTGTCGGTGTAGAAGGTTCAATTGAAGGCATAATCTCAGCTTGAGGTCGAGAAGCTTGACTTATCGTGAAGTCTTGAACATCCTCAAGATTTGAGCGATCCTGAACTATACCATTGGATGAGAAGTAGACCTTGCCATCATGGAACAGGTCAGAATTTGCCGAAGAAGCTAACTTAGGTGTGTCTCTATTACCCTTATAGATAATCTGAGTATCTTGAACTGGTTGATTAAAGATGTCAGCCTGCTTTTGGCTTTCTATAAAGGCACTAGAGCTCATCATTGCACGGCGCATGACACTATCTGCCGAGGCATTGTTATTGAGAAAAGCTTCAGGGTTTGCACTCTTACGCATTTTCTCAACTAAACCAACTCCACCCCATCTTTTAATGTCTTCTTGGGACCATACAATCTCGCCTTTGTGCACAGCTCCGGCAACTTCATATTTCCCACCTCGACCTGTATAACCACCTTCAGCAAAACCTTGATCTTTGATTGCCCGGATGTTTGCAATGATGCTTGCACCCTGTGCAACAGCTCCAGCAATTAATGGAATGTTAAGAGGAAAACCAGCTTTTGAAGCTGCTGCAATATTTTGCTGAATCGCAATACCTGCAGCTGCAATCGCATAAGCTTTATCTGCAGCGAACATGATTTTGTAAGCTTTAGATTGCTCTCCAAACATTGAACCAAACATAGATGTAAGAGAACCCATCATTTGGCCACCAAATGCAATTTGAGTGTTCAAGCGGTCTTGCTGATACTTATCTTCAATATCCTGAGCATTCTTTGCATATTCGGCAGCAATCTGATTACGTTGATCTTGAGCAGCTTGAATGATAGCTGTTTTCTGATTTTCGTAATCCTGCTGACTTATAAGCTGTTGCTCAAATTGTGCATTTAAAGCCTCAATAGAATTTTGTTCATTTAAATTAACCACAGCTTGCTGACTATCAAGTAGATTTGTCGCGGCACTTAGGCGGCTAGATCGTTCTTGATCTAGTCTATAGAACTCACCACTGCCATTCATATCAGCTTGAATACCACCCCATGCTTGACCAGCTTTTGCTGCACGATCAAGGGCTTCTAATCGTTCTTGATCACGTGATAATGCCAGTCGCTTACGTTTTTCCCCCTCATCTTTTACTGTTTTAGCAATTTCTTCTCGCTCCAATCGGTAGCGTTCTTGCATTGCCTCAGTTTCTGAAAGCAAGAATAATTTAGCTTGAAACAAACGTTGCTCTTGAGCAAGTTTTAATAACCCTAACTCTTGCTGTTTTTGCAATTTCAGGCCATCTAAAGCAACCTTTCTTTGATCTTCAGAGAGTTTGCCTTCAGCAACTAATCGCAAAGAATTAGTTTCATATGTGTAATCAAGCTTTTGTTCTTCAGTCCACTTATAACCATTTACTTCAAAATCAAATTGCTTCTGAGATAACTTATCTTCAGCATCATAACGCTCATTAATTTTTGGGATTAAATTTGATTGACCTAAAATGGTTGCTTTGTTGATTTCCTCCTCACGTTTTTTGCTTCTAGCAACTGTTTCTGAGTCATATGTTGCCTGTAGCTGCTTAACTTCCTCAAGAGTTTTAGCACGTGCCTTATATGCTTCATCTTCAAACTTTGAAAGATCGCCGATTGCTTTTGAGGCTGCTTCGGGGTTATCCCCTAAAATTTTACTAAGCTGATTATAGTAAGAGTCTTGTTTGGCTAAATGCTGTGAAGCTTTAGCTTTGCCAAGCTTTTTCCCGTCATAGTCCCAGCCAACAAAATTTTTGGCAACGATTCTCTCTAAACTTCGATAGTCTAAATCGTCATTAAGAAGAGCTGCTTTAGATTTACTATAACTTTTATCGGTCATCGCCTCTTGCACAGCATGTTTAGCCATTGCATCCAATGCATCTTGAGTTTGCTGGATTTTACCGTTTTTATCCAAAACTCCTTGCCCTTGTAAAGACTGCATTAACTTAGTTGAGCGACTTTTTTGCCATGATAAAAATCCTGTGTTGGTATAACCATTATTGGCATCTTTGTGACTACCAAACATTGCCTCATTTCTAAAATCAGTCTCTCGTCCAACTTGAGCTGTCATTACACGAGCTTGTTTATCGCCTAAGCCTGCATTACGGAAGGATTGGTAAACCCGAAGCATATTTCTTGCTTGCTCATTATTCCCCGCAAGTAGAACAGCTTGTTTGGCAGCCTCTTTGGTTTGCTTTCTTTTAGCTTCAGTTAATTTATCTTCTCGCTCCTGTTGTTCTTCGATGATCTTGAGATTTCTAAGTGCGCTATCAATTTCATCTTTAGACAAAATTGCACTCATTCCTTTAGCTTTTTGCAGTTCTAAAATGGCATTAGCTTGAGCAACAGTGTAACCTTTATCAAGCCAACCTGATTTATAGATTGAATCAATAACGCTATCTTTTTGCTTGGCTTGATAATCTTGCAAAGCCTTAGTTGCCTTTTCTGCTTCAGTAGCAGTATTTCCTAAAGCATCCGCTTGTTTTTGATGCTGAATTGCCGCATTTTGTGCTTCATTACCTCCAAGTTTCACCTCAACTCTTAATAATTTAAGTTTCTCAGCTGATAAACTTGCTTTAGATGCATTGTCATCATACTGCGCAGCCTGTTTTTTCAGATTTTCATATAGATCTGTAGGCAACTTAATTTTATTTAGACGTTCAATGGCTTCTGTATAGCTGATAGTTCCAGTTCTCGCTTCTTGGGAAATTTTTTCAACCTCCCTATTTCCTCGTGCATAGTTCTCGATATCAATTAATGCAGACCCTACAGCACGCGATGATTTCTCTAATGCTTTATTTTGTGCATTAAAAGCAGTAGTTAAATCATTAACTGCTTTAGCCTTATCATTGCCAGTTAATTTTTTTAACTCCTCATCAGCTTTCTCAGCAACTTTAGCTTGTTCAGCAAGCTTTTGCTTTGCCTCCTCTGCCTTATTATTAAAATAAGAATAGGCTGCCGCTAATCCCATTACTCCTAATGTTGCAACTCCAGCCCACCCACCAATTAATCCAAACGCCCCTTTAGCTAGTCTCCCTGCAATTGAAGTTGCAGTATTTAGCTTAATTTGAGCTGCTGTTTGTGCATTTGTAGCAGCAGTTACTGCTGCCTGTGCTTGTGCGTATCGAGTTGCTGCCGCTGTTGCGCCAAATTTAGCTTGGGTTTCTGCATTTGTTGCTCGCACATTCGCGAGATGAGCTTTTGCTGCATTCAAAGCAGCGGTAGCTTCTGCATATTCTGCTTGAGCATTTAATACAGATGCTTGGCGGCTCGCTAAAGTTGAAGCCATTCCCTCTTTAATAGCAGCGCTCTTCATCAAAATTGCACGAGTGATATATCCAATACCAACTACTAAAGCCCCATCAGCAATTAAATCTAAATTACTTGCAAGAGTTTGAACTGATCCAGCTAATACCTGTGCCGCACCACTTCCCTTACTTGCTTCGCCAACAAATTTTGTGATCTCGTTGTTTAGGAGTGTGAGAGACTGCCCGATTGTAATATCAGTTTTAGCAAATAATGCATCTACATCATTTTGAACATTTTTAAGCGCTTTAACGATTTCTTGTGAAGTAATTTTTCCTTCAGCCGCAACTGAACGCAACTCTCCTACGGTGATCCCCATACCTTGAGCAATAGCCTTTGCTAATGCCGGGGTTTGCTCCATTACAGAATTAAGCTCTTCACCACGCAACGTTCCGCTTGCCAAAGCCTGCCCAAACTGAACTAAAGCTGCATCAGCAGCTTCTGCACTTGCACCACTAATTGCTACAGCTTTAGAAACTGTTTCAGTTAAACGTGCTGTGTCATCCATTGTGAGGTTTAAAGTTTTGGCATTATCACTAAAACGCTGGTAGACCTGTAAAACAGAATCCCATGCTGAATAGGTTTTTTGTGCGATCTGGAATGTATCTTCAGTCGCTTTATTTAGTTCAACTTGATTTTTAGTGACCAGCTTAAGGCGATTTTGTAGTCCAGTATATGTATCCATCTTTGAAATGGCAGAACTTACTGTTACTAGCCCAGCCATATACCCAGCTAGTGCTCGCGTAGCTACAGATAAGCCATCCATAGACTTAGAAGCATAATCACCTTTACGCTCAATGCTATCCAGTTCATTGCCTAGATTACGCGCATTACGTTCAGCATTTTGCGAATCAATAACAATGACCAAACGGGATTCTTGTGCCATCTTTACTTTCCTCTAGGCATTAAAAAACCCACTCAAATGAGTGGGCTCTGTTTAATTTAAAAATAATTACTAAGCTGGGCAGTTAAACCAGTTCGGTCGTGCTAGAAATCTTTGTCCATTAGACATGGCTATCACCGAACAGTCTGCATCGATCAACGGCTCATTTTGTAGGTTCCTGAAATCCAACAATCTAGCAATATCTCGCGCTGCTTCATTCGCTTTCACTACTAAGTGTGAGTAATACGCGAACTTCTTCACATCAAGCATTTTTACAGCAAGCAGAACTGGAACGATTTCATCATTTTCTATGATGACTGCTTCAGTAAGTTTGCGAACCAGCTCATAGGCATCTTTATCAAATAAAGGATCTTGAGGTTTCTTTTCCTCTGGTTTTGCCTTTAAATCCATAACTTCTAAATAATGCTTAGCATCTTCAAAGTGAATCGCTCTCAATTCTCGGTAACTTGCTGAGTATTTAAAGTGATTCTTTAAGCGACTCCACATTTGCACAATCAAATTTTTATTACCTTTTGCTCTTGTATGAACAATGTTATAAAGAATGCCAGCTTGTTCTGGTGAGATAGTTTGTTTTCCATTAAGCAACCATTCCATCACAAGTGAATCATAGGCACGAATTACCATTAAATGAAATTTAGGGCTAATCCACATTGCATATGCATAAACTAGTTCTTTTACTCCAAATGTCCCAACTCCATTGACCACTTTTACAGCACTCCTCATATTTGAGGGGTGGTCGTTTTCTGAGCTTCTCATATTTGAGAAGCTGTCGATTTCTTTGATTAATTCTTGCGTTTGCTCATTACGCAAAAAGTTAGCAGGCTTATGTTTAGCCAAGTCTCCACTAGCCTTGTGAAGGTCATTCAAGCAATAACGCCCATCTTCATCTTGGCGAATAGTAAATTCACCAATAACTAATGGCTTATTATTTGGATTTAAAAAGTTTTGTGTTAAATTAGACATGTTGTCTTTCCTGTAGATTGCGACATCAATTAAGCCCTGTCCGCCAAGATCATGGGCTTTTTTGTTGCCTATTGATTTCATGCTTTCGCACTCTCTCGCGTTAGTTTCTTTTTAAGCTCTTCAAAATGTCTCACTAAGTAGTTATTCAGAGAGCGCCCTTCTTTCTTTGCCTGCTCTAACAAAAACTCTTTTAGCTCCTCAGGCATCCGCGTATTCATTTGTACAACATTCATAATTTCTCCTTTATAGTCTCACATCAAATGTTAGCGTTTTGCTATGTTAGCAATATGCTAATATTGATGTCAATATTTTTTGATAGCATAATGCTAACAACCTTCAATTTAGTTGTAATATAATGGCTGATATTCAATTTAATCTACGCATTCCAGAGGAATTGAAAGAAAAGATTAAGCAAGCCGCAACTGAGAGTGGCCGATCAATTAATGCTGAAGCTCAATACAGGCTTGAGCAAAGCTTTGAATTACCACGTTCAATCAATATGGAAAAAGTGCTGCGTTTTATTGATGCTGTTAACGCTTTAGAAAGAATTGAAAAATTGGAAAAGGAATTGGATTCTTTAAAAAAAATAGAATAAGTTCAATATAATTACCACTATATGAAAAAGCACCCTAGGGTGCTTTTTAACTACTGGATTTCTGCACGACATCAATACAATTTAAATAATACCTAGCAGCAAATTCATTAAGCTGTTCTTTCTTTATTGATGGAGTTGAATAACTTGGTTGTGAGTAAGCATCTCGTATAATCGTTCTTATCAGACGTTCATCCTCTTTACTTTTCATACTATCAGAAGATTTAAGCATTATCGATAACGAGGTGCCTTTCTGCTTTTCTGCCATAATGCTTTCAGCGATATCCATCCATCCTCGACAAAACTTTTCACTTTTTTCTTCTTCAGCTTGTTTTGGAAATGGGCTCGCGTTCCCCAAAAACGGCAAGAAAACCAAACCTAATAAAACTATCTTTCTCATAAAAACCTACTTATAAACTTTTCTTAGTTTCAACAATTAAAGCACCTTAAAGTGCTCTATTTATTTCGATTTGCTTGCTTGCACTGAATGTACCAATTGTTTGCAAATTCAGTTATTGCTTCCGCCTTATACTCTTCTGATCCAAACTTTGGTTCTTTATAGGCTTCCTCGACCATCATCTCCATTAACCTTTTGAAATCCCTGCTTGGTTTGATACTCTCTATCATCTCCATTTGTCTAACCACAGAAACCCCTTCTTGCCTAAAGAGCATGACATTTTCAGCAAGTTTATTCACATCTCTACAGTGTTTATCATTAGTATCGGCTGAGTGAGTTACAAATGATGCTGTGAGTAAAAATGCAAGTGGTAGTAGCTTTTTCATCAGTTACTTCCTTACATACTCTGGAAATTCTTTTAATAAACTATTACAAATCTTATTCTTCCCGTCTTTTTTTACATTTCGGTCAAATTCTTTCATGCCAAACATAAGGACTTTTTTCCCATATTCTTCACCAAGTTCATGCTGAAAACACTTGGCTGAATCTGAGATTAACTCATTGTTATATTCACTATATCCACATTCAAATTGTGCTCTAGTTAATAAGCCGTGGACCGAAACAATCTGCTCACAATAAGTTGGCTCATCTCCATTTTTGGGAGCTAAAGCATGTGAAAATGATGTGGAAAAAACAGCCACTAACATGCTCCCTAAAATTATCTTTTTCATGAATTTCACCGTTTGTTATAAAGTGTACTAACTTTAACAAACTGGTTACTAAATGTCACATAAAGGAAAACCACCCGAAGGTGGTTTTTAATATCAAAAAAGATACTACTATTTAAGTGTAAAATTATTATGAGCATGTTTTCTTAAAAGAGAAGGCATTGTGATACAACTAATTCCAAAATTTGCAGCAGCATCTGGAATTAGAATCCGCGCTTTTGCTGTTGGGTTTGAAAGTTCCTCTGTAACAATTACGTAGTTATATGCCATAGCGGTTGCTATTAAATGAGCATCTGCACTATCAGGCCTAGCAAATTCAGTTTTTGCTTTTGGTAAAAAATGTGTATTAGAAAAAGCCCATGACATCAATTTACCATATTCAGTTGTCACTTTAGGATCAGAAAGGCTTTCAACAAACATTTCTTGAGGAATACTTTGGCTTCTCAGTAATTGAGATAATTCATCTTGAGATGATGCTGGTTTTATCATTTCATTATAGACTTTATCAATGCTATAAAATTTATCTGCTTTAAACCCTCCAACCAACCAATCCCAAAATCCATTACAAAATGATGGATGATATGAAAGATTAAAAGATTGAATAAAAATATTTGTATCAAGCAGGTACTTTGTATGCATTAAATAACGCCACCTATTTTCATAATATTTTGAGGGCTAGCATTTAATAATTTACCAGCATCTCTTAATAATAATTTACCAGATAAAGCCTGATTTACCACAGTTTTTGTTAAAAGGTAACTATTTCTGCCTGGTATTAAGTTTACAAAACTTGGACTACCATCTTTTTTAGGAATATTTTTAAATGCTTCAAACTCTTCCTTTTGTATTTTTTTATACTCATAAGCTTCTAAAAAACCATGTGTTAATGCAAGTCTAGCTACCATTAATTTACTTACACAAAATTCTTGCGCAATATAATATATGTCACCTTGATGTCTATCCCATGCATCAATAAATTCAGATTTCGTTATTAATACCTCTGCAGCAATTTTATTACAAAGAACTTCATTCGGATCATTTCCATATATATCCAAATCATCAACGCCAGATTCGCCTAACCATATATGAGCTAATTCATGCGCTAATGTAAATATCATAGCTGCTGGCATATCTTGAGCATTCAAAAAAATAGCAGGAGCATATTCATCAATTAAAACAAAACCGCGAAACTCTTCAGTATTTAAAGGCTTCTTAGTTGCATTTTTTACCATACTATTTTTGAAAATTAATATCCCAATTTCTTCACATTTAAAGATAAGATTTTTTAAATACTCTTCCTTGCTCTTTTTAGTATTTAAATCATATGGCAAACCGATATGAACTCTAATATCTTCAGCAATAATATTAGCATCTCTTTTTTTGTTATATTTGCCCACAAATTCCAATTTTTTAGCATCATTTTCTTTTAGGAATTCAATAAACCATTGCTGTTTTGTTTGAACATCTTCTAACACTTCATAAAAGCTTTCACTTAAAGGGAGCGCATTTTGATTTTGTCGTAAATCAGGAATATTTGGCTTATATAAATTTTCAGGCGGAACGTTTAGAAAAAGTGCACCGAATGGAACTTTTGTTAATTCAGCAAACTCCTCGGCCTGTTTAATAGAAAAAACACCTTCCATTAATTTTTTTTGAGTTCTTTCTGCTTCAGAAATTTTAGTTACAACATCGCTTAAGCTCAAACCAATATTGTTTGCAGCCCACTCCAACATGTTGATTCTAAAATTTAAAGTACCCATATCTTTACATTATCCAAGACTTGTAAAATATCGCTTACGCTTTATTTTATCATTTGATGTAATTTAACATTATTAAAGTTTTGTTCAATAGGTCGATAAAAATAAACGACACGATGTGCCGTTTTATTTTTTTTCCTTAAACTTCTTATGCACCTCATCCAAAAACAAATTATCCAACGCAAAAATACAGTCATTAAAAATATGAGCAGCCACTGGCAAATCATTATGCTCTGCATAGACATTGATTGCCTGCTGATCTAAAGATAACGGGATACCCTGCTCATATCGTCTGGATCTGCAAATAGTGCTAAATGCCGAAAGAATAGATTCAGCTGCATAAGAATATTCTGGTGGATTTGGAATGTGGCCACCTAAGAACTTGATTTGTTCGATTTCGTGCGGCGTTTTCGACGCATACGTTTTTTGGTATTTGTAGAACTCGATGACTTTCCCAGAATTAAAGCCTTGTCCTTGTCTGCGTCTTCCTGAATCTTCTGAGCCTGTTCTTTAATGAATAGCCAGATTGAAATACCAATATCACCCAGATTAAGGAGCTTTGATGCATTCTCAGGTGAATAAGGTTTTTCGGACTCGACCGTTTTACCGTCTACCACTTCAGCAAACACCACACCTTTCCAGTCTTCGATTAAGTGGGCGGCGCATGCATCCATTAAAAGCTCGTGATAAAGCTTGGCATTTTCATCTTTGACCATCACATCATAGCCTTTAGACGAGATCTGGTTTCCTGCTCGTTCAATAGCTACCTGAAAAGGCTTATAAGCGATACCACGGACTTTGAACTCAGCCTGTACCTGTCCATCAGAATCCTTATATTCACACCATTTTGATACATCCGAGCTTTTAATAATTCCGACTTTTAAAGCCATAGCAACCTCTAATTTGTAGAAATAAAAAAGCCCATGGGGTTCCATAGGCTTTGTTACTGAATAAGTTGATTACACAAGAGCACGTACAATCGTTGGACTAGTACGCACTTGGGCAAAATTGATATCTATTGTAATGATGTCATCGCCACCACCATCCGGGTGATTTGCTTCCTTAACTTCAAGTTGTGGGAAGTTAAACGAGTACTTACTTCCTTTGGTGTCTGTAATATCGAAGGTCAATGTAAATACATCACGGGTTTTAATGGCATCTATCCAAGCAGCAGATGTTGCTGAAAACATGAAATTAGCATTTACGCCAATATCCATCATTTTCTCTAAGTAGAACTCAGGTGTGTACTTACCTGAACCAATACAACGGATCGCTTCCAGATTATTACTAAAGTTGATGGTAAGTGTTTGCAGGCAAGCTTTCCCTTGAATTGACTGACCATTAATAAGTAGCTTTTCAACGTTTGGCATACTCACCAGAGGGCGAGTCGATGCTGGAATAGGATTTGTAACAGGATTAACCTGCTGTCGCGTAAATGAGCTACCTACTAAACCAAAGTTACCAGTGATTTTGCCTGTGGTCTGGATCGTCATTTCACCTGTATTCACTTGAATACCACGATAAATAAAGACTTGACCAATATCTTCAAAGACTTTTACCAAGGTAAGAGACTTACGTACTCCACCACCAAAACTTAAAGCATTTGCAGCCCAGTTATTGAAAGCGAGAACATTTAAGAATAAATCAAAGGTACCTAGTGATAATTCAAACTCTAGTTGACCAGTTACTTCGGCTTCCGTTACAACAGCACCTTGGCGAAAACGTGAATCAACTACTTCACTGCTATCTTCAGTAGTAACATTTTCAGTCAAACTATCAGTAACACGGCGAACGGTATACCAGACCGGATTTGCCGGAGTAGTCCCTAAAACTGCTTCTTCACAAGCATATAATCGAATTTTTGCGCCTGAACTCATTTATGGTTCTCCAAAATTTAGGCAATAAAAAACCCGCTGAGTTAGCGGGTTATTAAAGTGTTTCGTTTGTATCTGAGATTTCGGGCGGTTCTACACCATTCATTGCTGCAGCAACTGCCTGAGATAAGTTAGTCGGCTGGAAATCCACTGGTGTTTCACTCAACGGCTCATCAGGCTCCGGCTCAGGTTCTTCATGCAGACGGATATCAATCCAGCGGCCTTCTGGAATATCGAGTGGATTTTCGAGATCAGCTACAATGGCTGCCTTTTCCACATCAAACTTACGTTTATAAGTTTTAATTGAAAGATCGCCGTTTTCTAATGTTGAATATTCAACTGCTACTACCGTATTGCCATTAGCATCTTTAGGCACTTCGATGTACCAGCCTTCCTGAGCAAAACCTAATGAGCCTTTCACTAAGTAATCACCAGTTCCCAACTTATCGAAAGTGATTGGTTGCTTAGATGCATCGTTATTTAGCTCAATATGACTTTGAAAAAGCTTAACGACAGGTGAAGCGGCTTTAATAAAGCCTGAACCATCCACGGTTGTATTGTGTTCTCCACGTATTGCATACCATGGTGTATATGTTCCTTGGTAACTATGTCGTCTAAATCCAATATAAGTGGATGAAGTTCCGAGACTGATTTGAGCAGCATGTTCGGTTGCACTCGCAATGTTTAGTCCAAGAATATACTGGGCAAAAATACCCGGATAATCACCTGCTGCGGAAGCATTAGCCCCGGTACTCTGCAAACCGATAAAACTCCCTCGAGTATCGAGAGTTGATAGTGCAACATTGGTCAGTGCGAAGTTAGCGGCAAAGCCATTATTCACGATACGCTGGTATTCTGGGCTACTAGCTTCCAGCAACCGTTTCCACGGTGTCCAATTCGTAAGATCCGATGTTGAGCGATACCAAATCCGACCGCTTGATGCAGAAATATAGATCTGGTTTCGGTAACTGTTAGTACCAGCAATGTTCAATACAAGTAACGTCCCAACAGTACCAGCCTCTGGAAAGTTTAAAGCAAGAGTTGCACTGGCAAATGTGTCATTGCCATAGAACCCCACGGTAGTCATATTATTGAGATCATTTCCATTAACATCAGTGTTTCTTAATGGTTTCCCTAAACCAAAATCACCAACCCGAAGCACTCTCCCAATCGTATCATCTGAAAATGAGGTAGTAAGATTTGCTGCAGCTGCTGTACCGGCACCTTGGACCTGTGAAAGTTGTGGGTTTAAGTTTGGGATGCCAGATGCAAATGGCAACATGAACTGTCGCTTGCCTTGTGAGGCGTTATAAGGGAATGGCCGATGATCCCAATTAAATTTAAATACAAGATTTGCCATTATGCTGTCACCCCATCAATCACTTGGAAAATCAGAGTATCCGTGTGCTGGGTGACTCCACTTACAACAGCTTTAATATCCATCTGGCACAGACCTAAAGGCCAAGCTGCTGTGCTTGCACCTGATTTTACGTTAAGCCATCCCTTCTGTGTGCTCTGGTTTAGTGCTGCGCAAGTCAAGGTGGCCACAGCAGCACCATCAGCCAAAGCTTTAACCTGTGAAGTGAAGGTGTAACCTGTTAGATCAATTGCACGGCGAACATCATCAGGTGGATACTGCAAGGTTTCATCCATATCAACCAGCTGCAAGTTCAAGTTGAATGTGTCACCACGCTTAAAAACAAAATTGCTCATAAGTGATTCCTATAGACATAAAAAAACCACCGATGAGGTGGTAGTGATTAAGACATAAAGTACCTCTCAAAATGGAGGTCTCATAATTCAAATTAATTAATATCTAGGTTTATATCTCTTGTTTCCTCCACTCGTAATACAGTAGTGCCCACCTCTAGGACCCACGCAATAATCCACCACAGCACATGAACAATCACTATCGTAGTAGGTTTTTTTCTGTTTTCTTTCAAAATGATGAGGATGAGATTTTAAGGCCTGATAATTATTTGACGTGGTTGATCGAGACTTTTGTTTAAAGCAGCCATCCGTTTCACATAATAGCTTTGTTGATAACCACTGAGGTGATGAGGAATTTAAGGAAATACGTGCCCAGTTTCCTTTCACCTCATAAATATCAACTTTTTCTCCACGTCCTAACTTTCCTACTACTTGACCGTTTGGTTTATCTCTAATATTTAAAGAATTAGTGTTAATATATTTTGATTCGATAACTTCCTCTACTGCACTCTGCGCATTTTCTGAATCTGAAGTTTGTTTTGGAGAGTTATCATTGCCTGAACCAAAAATCCCTAAAGCTACTAATCCTGCGGCACCCCAGCCTAAAGTTGATTTTTTCATGTTTTACCATTTGTTATAAATTTCTATTACTGTAACAGAATGTAATCACAAATGATAATATGCTGAGGTCATTAAAAATAATCGCCTTGCAGTAGCTTTTTCTTGAACTCAAAGCTCATTATCTAAATCGACACTTACTCCAGTAACAACGTTATGTTTAGGTCCTCCGAGGCTGTCAACATTAGCCAAGCGTATATTCACATCAGAAACACATAGCTTGTTTTCAGATTGCCATTTGCTCAACTCAACAGACATAACATCTTCAAGATGTCTTTCCAGTTCTTGCCGTTTAATTTCGATTTCTTCTAAAGTCAGCATACATGACATATCAATTCACCTTAAACCCAATACTCACATTATACTGAATGAAATCAGCATCTTTACCCGCATAAATAGATTGTCCATTCAAACATTCTAAGTGTTCGATTGTGAAATATTCAAAATGTGCCAGCAAAGCATCACCAAGAACCGTTAAAGCTTTTTCTCCCACATGAAGTCGATCAAAGCATTGAATCATGATATTACCGGTACGGCGTGTACATGGCTTATCTGCAATGCCTGAAATAAAGCTCGGCCCACCTGCAATCGTTAAACGGCACCATAAACCTTCTTTAGGCACCGTAAAGCCTGGTGCATTTGGATACTGAATTCTTTCCTGAGCAATGCCGGTGAAAGCTTGCATGTGCTCAATAATGGCTTGCCTTGTTTGCTCTAAAGTCATTGCCATTTTAGCCACCGTACTTTTGAGAAATAAAGTTAAACGTGAGGCCATAAATACCTTGTGGCGCTTGATCAGACCAGCCGTTTTCTAAGCGCTCAGCATAAGGCTGGTTGTTCTGTATGTAGACCAAATTGCCCAATTTAATCTTTACAGCTTGAATAGCGGCATCTTGCACGGCGTTTGTTTCAGGTCCACGTACTCCATAGTCACCAGATCCAATCGAAACGATATGAGAAGCACGATAAGCACCAGTATCAACGGGACTTGAAACCACTAAAGATTGAACAGCATCCATGGTGATTTTCTTTACCTTATCCTCTGCTGCTTTAGACACATCAAGACTAAAACTAGTCGGCTTTTTCCCCTTCCATCCCATCATTCACCTCGCTTGTTCTTAGATATTGAATAGGTCTTGTGCAATTGTCTAAATAATGATCGCTTGATTTTTTCATGTCACCTCAATTATCAAAGCAATTTAAGTTTGTAAAACGGAATTTTTTACAATTACAACCTGTGAATCGATTTTAGTGGATAGCTCTTCTAACTCTTTAAATTTGCTGTCAAACTTTTCTCTAAACTCTAAATATGTTTTATAATTAGAATTATGATTTATTAAATATTTATCTCCTGCAATTCTGAAAGAAA